AACTTGCTTGTACCATCTAAAAACGCCGCTGCCATGTCATTTGCGAACGCTTTCATACCACCTGCGGCTTCAACCTTTAACTTAATTTTCTCTCTAAGCATCTCGCTTAATTCTTCTATTGTTTCGCTTAATGCTCCAAAGAACTGTAGTTTGAAACCTTTACCAAAATCAAATAAATCACTTAATGCATCATTGGCTTCAGCTGCTGATTTTGTTAGTTTACCACTTATAACTAGTCCTGCTTCTTCGGCTCTACGCCCAATTAATGCAATCTTGTCTGCACCCATTTCTGCAATGTTAACCATTGCAACACCTTCTGAGTCAAAACCTTTCATTGCTAATGCTAGTCTTTGAGTACTGCTTTCAGTACCTGCTAATTTAGTCATATATTCAGCAAATACATCTGTGCCTTCTCTAAAGTTTCCATTAGCATCTTTCATATTAATACCCATTTGTTGCAATGGTTTTAATAGTTCACCCGTGCCCTGTTGTGCTTCACCTAATCTACGCAAGAATCTCTGTAAACCCATATTAAAGGTTTCAGTACTAATACCTGCTCTATTGGCTATTACTTGATATTTTGATAGGAATTCTGTTGTTACACCCAGTTTACTTGCTGTTTTACCTAGTGTGTCTAATGTGTTTAATGATGACTTGGCCAATAATGCAAAAGCACCTGCTGTTGCAGTTGCGGCTGCGGCTGCTACTCCAAGTCCTTTGGTAAGTGTGCCTAATCCTTTTGCACCAGCCTTACCAAATGTTTTTAATCCGTTGTTTGTTTTCTTTAATGTTGCGTTTAGTTTGGTAGTTCGAGTATTTGTGCTTTTTAATGCTTTCTCGATCTTGTTCATTGGGGCAGATGTTTGATCGACTGCCTCAATAATTAACTGGTATGTGCTGGCCATTTAACGCCTCCCCTTACTTTTTCTTTTGGCTGTTTCTATTGCCTCTTTTTCTGCCTTATTGACATAGACATAGTATTCAATCCAGCCTTTTAGTTCAAATGTTGATAGTTGTAATACTTCTTCAACACTCTTACCAAGATCCTGTGCTAACTTATAAAGAAAACGGATGTCAGGGAGGTCACTTAGTTTCCCGACTTGGCTTCCTCTGCTTTAACATCGTTATTCATGCTTGTTACTACACGCAAGATAACGCTTGGATCTACATTGTTCATTAGCTTTAGTTTGTCACCCATATCAAATAATGGATCACCATCTTCATCTAAAGCCTTCATAATTAATTGTACCACTAATCCTTCTGTGGTTTTACCTTCTTGTGTTAATTCAATAACTCTAGCTTCTTGAGCCATAGTTGATGTAGTTTTATAGTATACATCTAAGTCCCATTCAGGAACTGCAATCGGTCCACGCATTGCACCAGCTAACATTGTTTCAAAGTGTGCTGTTGCTAGGTTAATTGCTCTTGCTTTGGCTTTTTTTCTTGCTTCTACTCTTTTATCCGTCATAATTTTCTCCGTCTGTTTGTTATGCTTCTTATGTTGTTGTTAAGTTTAGGATTAATAATACCTGCAGGTGCTTGTTTAGAAGTTGGTGTACCCAACACTCCATCAAGTATTCCTATATATGTGGCATTATTGTCGATAACATTCATAGTATCTCCTAACTTATATCGTCCCACAGTACGCCATCTACTTTTGGCATACCCTGTATCAACCGGGGTTTCTTTTATTGCAATTGTATTTATCTCTTCAATTGTTTCATTAACGGCACGCCCAAGCTGTTTCTCAATATCTCTAAAGATCTTGTTAGGGTTGCTTGAGCGTACCATAATTTTAAAGTCCTTATGAACCTACATTATATCCAAGGTCGCCAGTTCCTTCAAAAGTAATTGAGTATTCAGTTACTCCGTCGAAAGATTGTGATCTTGAGATACTTGTTACAATTGCTGAACCTTCATAGATGCTGTTTCCAGTACCTACGCCTGATGGATGTAGTTCAAAGTCGATTTTATCGCCTGCTTGCACAACTGGTGCAGTAGGTGAAGCATCGTGACCCAAAGCTGGATCATCTTTGTCCCAATATCCGTCAACAGTTCCAGTAAATGCTCTGAAAGTTGCAAGGATTTCTCTTGAAGCGTCACCCATTGATGTTGTATCAATAGTTTCAGATGTTTCTTCAATTGAGAAGCTTGTGACATGTAGCATGTTATGACTAGCTGATAAAGTTGTACCTGTATCTGCTAATCTAACAACGCCGTTTAGTCCTAATGTTTCTGCCATTGTATATCTCCTAATAGCTTACTATCGCATAGAGCAATAGTTGTTAAACAGTACCACGGGTGTAGTAATATTCAACTGTATAAATTATTGCCGCTTGTCCATAGGGGGCAGTTTCACCAATTTCTCTAATAACTATTTCGCTTGTTCCACTGTCTATGGCGTTACCACCCAGTGTAGTATCTAGTGCAAGTTTTTCTTCAATCAATTCAATAATACTATTACGACTTTGATCTCTGTTGTTACTGTACACTACTACATTAAGTATAATATCCATAGTAGCTTTACGGCGAATTTCATTACCATAACTAGAGTTTTCTCTGCGTTCATTAGCTGTTTCTACTAATACATGTGGGTACGATGTAGCAGCCAATTCTGTTAACGCTTTGGGTTCTCTAGTCACTGTTTTGACTTCAGTGATGCCATCTATTTGAGTGACAATATGTGCTGTGATGTTTTCACGAATGCTCATTATCTGTATATCCTATCGGCTCGTTGTCTATGTATCTCACCTTTGGTAATAACACTATCATTATCAGCATCATATTCAACGCCTTGTGACATTTCCATGTCCATTTCTTCGTTGAATCTAGCCTTATAGAAAGTTATCATTTCTCTAAAAGTGTCCCCACCGACAGCGAATGGTGATAGGGAAGGTAGGATATGAGTACTTAACGCACGAAATATAGTGGCTCTAGTCCACTGTGCTTCTGTGAGTAGTGATGCATCAAATGTTTTACCTCTAGTAGTCTTATTGTACCATTTTACTTCCAAGAAACGCTTAACATCCTTTTCAGCTTCAGCTAACTGATCTGTAAAGTCTGTTACACCGTGACTGTTAATACTTGGTACAACTTCTAGTAGTTGTGAGTTTGTTGCGAATGCCATATCCTATCCCCTTTTAATACAATTAAATTGCAGAGTCTGAAGTCATCTTCACAATCTTAGCTTGATCTAAGATACCAGCGCCAAATGCCGCTGAAGAAACTACTTCAAATCCACGAATTGATTCGTCTCTTTGTGTAGCAATTCTTAAATCACGCTTCATTACCATACCGATAGCTGCTGGATGGAATACAGCCGAAACTGCATCATCTGAACCATCAACATCAATTGATGCTGATTCATACATAGCAACGCCGGCAACTGTACCTAAGTAGTAGTCACGAGCTGCTGCATTTGCAAGATCGTTATTTGATAATGAACCACCAGCGTTAACTAGTGTTTTCTTAAGGTTGTATGCCGCTGAAGGAGAAAGTACTGCTACGATTCCTTGCATTGGTACACTGTTTTTTCTTAGTGTAGCTGCTGCTTTTAGGATGTGATCCATAGTAAGCTCTGCGCCTGCACCTGGACCTACATCAGTTGAAGCTGATGTGAATAAGTCAACAATAACTTCGTCCATTGCTTGAGCAACACCGCCACCTAATACTGCACCAGCGTCTTGGGCTACTGCGATAGGAGATGATTCAATAACGATATCTTGGATAGTTGTCATTGCACCATATTCTGCTGCTGTGATATCTACTGCTGTTGCAGAGATGTCTGTGTTAGAAAGATCAGCACCAGCTGCCAAAGCAGATAGTCCTGTCACTCTTGGCCATACAGGAACACTTGCTGTTAAGCCTGGTGTGCCTTGCATGTCATATACTGTTACTAAGTTTTTTAGTAAAGCATTTTCGTTCATAGTAAACTGAGCTGATTGAGTAATATTTTCAAATAATTCGCCAGCTGAGTTACCTGTGTCTAGTTCGTTTGCCATTTTATTGGTCTCCTGTTAAAGAATACTAAGTGTGTTACTTAGTACTGAACTTTCTCGAATTTCCAATCTTGTGCTTTTGAGCGTATAAGGCTCTATGCTCTGGATTGTTCATATCGAGATCCGATAATTTAACTTCTCTTGAAGTTGTATGTTTTGCATTTCCATTAGCACCACTTCCTGCTGGTTGTGCCGCTTTGAAATATGCGTTTTGTTGCATGAACTCGCTTACTGCTTCATCCAATGTTACTGGTTCTGCAGTATTTGTGTTGTAACGCAACTCGCCGTTTGAGTCTAATACTTCCACTTTTCCATCATTATAACGGACTTGTGCTTTAAGCAAATCAGCTACATGTTCTGGGTTAACTGCTTTATGCTTTGATGCTGCACTTAATAAGGCACCATCCACATGTACTTTTTCAAGTTGTGCTTGCATATTAGCTAACTTTTGATCAGCTTCGCTTTTTTGCTTGTGTAGTAGTTCTTCAAACTGCTCTTTTTTCATCATCTGATTTTCTTTGGCCTGCTCAGCCGCAGTTTTCAGATTGTTATACTCTTCTAAGTCAATGTGTTCATATTTGCGTTCAACTTGTTTAAGTCTGTTTGCAATAATACGATCAACATCTTCTTGTTTGAAAAGTTTCTCAGCCTGGTTATTTGTTGTTTCCTGAATTGTTGTATCACCAGTAGATTCAACTTCAGTGTTTTCTATGACTTGTTTTTGTTCGTCCATATTACGATTCTCCCTGTACAAGGTAATTGTTTGGATTTATGTTGGGGGTAGTACTCTACCTAAATCCGTTTTACACTGCTATTTATGAGTTGTCAGTACCTGGTACTTCAACATCCATATTAGCGTGATCTTTTGCGATCTCATCTAACACCACTTGCAAATCACTTTCATCTGTGATCATTAACCTTGCAATTTCATTGTGCATATAGTGTTTGAAACTATCATGTGGTACAGCCGCTGCTGCATTTGTATACAATGCTAGTTCTTGTGATTTGTCTCTGAGATCGAAACTCTTTTCATATTCAATGTAGAATTCTTCTGGTGCTTCCATTCCTTGTAAATCGAACCACATCATCCACATTTTCTTTTCTGCTGCTTCTAATACACCAGCTGTGTCTGCCAACTTGGCATTCAACATTTCTTTTTCTACTTGTAAACTGATTCCACTTTGAGGACCTTTTTTGGCCTTAATAGCAGTTAAGTGTGATAACTCATCAATAGCATCTACTTTTTGTTGTATGCTTTTTAAGATACCATCAACACTTGCACCAGTTGGTTGTAGCAAGTATGGTGTGTTTGTAGTGTCTTCTGGAATTGTAATAATAGCTCCAGCGCCACCATTTATTTCTGCAGCAGGTTCGGCCACAATACTAGGGGCAGACGATATGCGAATCGTCTGATACAATTCCGATGTCAAGTTGTATATTTCGCGAGTTAAATCGCATACATCACCTACTGCACTTGTACCAATGCCCTTGTGGAAACTTTTGTCCGTTTGCACATGTATAAACGGAACATAGCCTAGTGTGTTTTCATACTCAGTATAATTGAGTATTTTACCATAATCAATTGCTATACTGTCACGAACATTGTTTAGTTCATGTATACCAGTTTCTCGTAAAGTATAATCAGCACTCTCACTTTTTTGTACTGTATATACTTCAATCATATCAGGATGCCAACAGCGTATTACATCATAATCTTCATATGATTCATCAATTACTTTTACATAATCTAATACTCTCTGACCATTTGTTTTTTTGCTAAAACTCCAGTCTCTTACATTTGTTGGACTGTAGAGTGTAGCATATGTCCTGATATCTTCAGCTATTTCCTGTGCAACAGTTTCCACTTGGTAGGCCGGTCTATCTAATGCGATCCAGGCACCACCATAAATTGTTACCATATCATTAACTTCACGCATGAAGTCATTTAATGTTGTATAATCTAAATCTGTATTTTCTAAAAATTGCATTGCAAATGGATTATCCGTTAATGAACCCATTGTTCTTCTAGGTGGGTTACGGAATAAGAAACTTCTATATGCATCTACTATTTGACGCACATGGTTTTGCAACGCTGTGTCTACTAATCTTTGTTGATATTGATTTCCTGGTGCTTGATCTTCTGCAATATATTTACGCAAGTATGCACCATCTCTGTATTCTTCTGCTCCCATGTATGAACGCATATAATAGTCCCATCTATAAGCGTATTCTTGGTATCCAACATGTACATGAGCTAATTGTTTTGATGTTTTCATTATACTGTTTCTCCTACATAATACCAGTTGCTATAGTTATTGCTTAAACAACGGTTGCGAACTGTCCCATATACATCACTGAATCCAAAGTATTCTCCAGCTTCTTTAACGCTTTCAAATATACCTTTGTCTGTGTGTACTTTTTTATGTTTTGCCAATGTAGCAGGAACTACATTATAATTACTATTATCTTGTTGTTGAGCATTTTCTCTGTGTGTAGCTTTAAATACATTATCAGGGCTATAAGCACCTGTATCATTGTATCTACACATTTGTAAATCTAAACTTCCAGTACCTCTTTTGTTAATGTCAGAGCCCCAAAAGTTTAACCATTCTTCGTATGTGAAGTTGAATTCGATGTTGCGTCTTTTAGCATTTGATTTGTGATCACGATATGCTTTCTGATGCACCGAACTTAATTGTTTTGATGTTTTCATCTGTTTTCCTCTTATGAGTTTAGTTTAATCTGTCACCACTGGACATATGCTTCTAGCCATTAACTGAGCAGAGTTAATTACATTGTTATTTATCATCTTTTTTATTTGGATAATGTATTTATGATATTCTAGCATAAATATATACATACTCGGTTGACAACACCATATAACAGTGTTATACTAGTGTTTGATTGTTGAGTACAGTTGTGTAACGAAAGTTACATTGTATAACGAGTGTTATACAAACAAAATGAGTTTAGACATTGTTTTATTTCTCCAATCAAATAGTATTTCATGTTTAAACTAAACTCATTTATAAGCCCTACGGTTTTGGGACTGTGGGGCTTTTTTTATGGCCAAAGAAAAACCCACAATGCATCTTGTACTACACTGTGGGTTATGTAATGATAAATTCTTACTTGGTATCTCTATTGAGACCTAGTATTTATTCATCATCTTCAGCAATTTTTCCAGTTATACCTGCTCGATAGATATCTCTGATTTGCTTAATATGTACACGCTTGTGACCTAAGCGATCTAACCAGTGGTTAAACTTCTCTTGTAATCCATATGCAACACCATTGTGCCACACATTTGTATTATGATACTCAGGAAAGTTTAATTCTGCTAGTTTGTGTCCTGGTGCAAGAATCTGTGTAAACCATTCATGAAACAATTTACCAAGTTCAGTATCTGGATTACCTTGATCTTCATACTTTTTAAGTGTAAACAATCTTGTTAATCCACACATAACTTGTGCTTGTATGTTTGATTTAGGATATGCTTCTTGCAATAATTCAATTGCATAAACAGTTTCATCTGCACCCATTTTAACACTTTTATCAAAACTAGCATACTTAACAGTTTTTCTATCTGGACCCTCATTTACTTTACCACAACTGATTTCTGCAACTTCTAATATATCTTTTAGAAACAATGCATGTTTATCACCTTCAATTGTTTGTGCCCAAAACAGTTCTTCGGCACTTAATCTTCTAACCATAGTACCATTTTTACCTGCAAATACTTTACTTGCATATGCAGGATCATCTGTCTGAATAATATGTGCTGGTACTTGTGTTACATGTGGTAAGATCCAACGGATCATTTGTAATCTGTGTTGTGCATCCAAACAAGTTTGATTACCTTTGCTGTCTTCTACTACTGTGACAACACCAAACAAGCTCCAATCAAAGCCTTTGCTTTTAGTAACCCATTTGATAATGTCTTTGGTATGTATATCACGCTGAGCAATATGCATAGGAATATTAACTGATACTGTTTGAGCTGATGCTTTAGTACCTGTTTCCTTGCCTACATACTTTTTTAAAATGTTTGGGATTGGTAGATCATTTACAGTCTGATCAACGACTTTTATCTTAGTTTGTGACATAATGTCCTCCTTTATTGGCTCGTTACTACGGCCGGTTTATAAAATGTAAGTTCAATATTTCCAACTTACATATAACAATATACAGTATTATACTGTATTTGTCAACCTTTTTTAACTATTTTTTTAGCCACAAAAAAACCCACAATACATCCTGCAATGTTTAACATTAGAGAATTAACGCTTGCAATAGGAGAGATGCACTGTGGGTTAATTTATAAACATATTATAGCAAGAATTCTTGCTATTGTCAACCTTTTTTAGCTATTTTTTACCAGGCTCCAAATACCTTTTGTGTGCGTTGTGTGTATTCTTTACGCAATGGATATAGATAACTTACTGCGTATCCTATACCATCATTTACACCATCATAACCAAATTCTGCGTCTTTTATAGGAATGTTTGTGCCGGGCTTGTATTGTTGTTTGCTTAATGCTTCTATGCTTTCTTTACACTGTGGATCCACAAACAAATGTCTTTGTTCTTCTGCATTGCATAACAGTCTGTTTACTGCATTGATTCTATCTTTAACTAGTGGATGTGCTCGCGGTGATCTTAACTCCATACCCCATTGTGTTATTATGGTATGATCAGTGTTATCTCTTGCACTTGTACGCCTTTGCTTACCAGCCGGATCTGCATATATGTATATGCGTTTACCAGGGTACCGTTCTCGCAATGCTTGACATATTTCATCTGTGTTAGTATTGCGTAATACTACTTCATCTATTATATGTAATCCATCTGTATACTTTGCACATACTATAGCGACCATTTTGCTAACATTGAGGTCAAGTCC